CTGCTGGGGGGTAACAAACAAGTGGAATACCTCATCGTTGCCAGCACCACGAATACCGCGAATGTAGTTGTCTTTGGCATAGGCTTTCAGATCAACGATATGGCGATACTTAATAACGTCAGAATCAGTAACAGCAGTAGTGTCACCAGAAACTAAGTCATTACCGCTAACACGGAGGTGGCGGTTAGAAGTAGGAGCAGACACATCACTAGCAAACTCAAGGTCAACCAGCTCAAGGCCGGTGGTGGCTGAAGTTGCACGGAGAGCACCGTTAGTCTTGTGAGTGTAAGCAACGCCAGCCAGAGTCAAGAAGGCCAGCTGGTCCATACGGTCAGCCATTGCATAAGCAAGAGCGTCACGAGAGGTTTCGCGGAAGTTTACGACAGACTTCTGATCGGCAAGACGACCTGCGATGCGGTTTGCAAAACGCAGCTGATCCAGCTCAACAGTGATGTCATAGGCGCGAAGTGCTTCTTCGTTACCTTCCAGAGTGTTATCCCCAGTGACACCATCGCCTGCCATATCTGCCAGCAGGGTGATTACGGCACGAGTACCTTTGTCTGACTTAGTCAGATCAGTGATACGCTGAACCATAGCGTTAGAACCAGAACCTGCGAACTGGTTCACGAAAGACATGTTGCGGGCAACACGCCAGAAATCCCGACTCCACGCAGTTAACTGCTCTGAAGTCAAGGAAGCAAAGTTAGTTAAAGCCATTGTAGCCTCCGAATAAAATGCAAAATAATAGTAATGAGGGTATCTCTCCCCCAGAAAAAATATCGTTTATCGCACGACCGCGTTTTTGCGCTTCATTAACGAGAGGCGATCTCGGCAAGTTTAACGTCTTTAGCAGACGAGGAATGCGAGTTTTACGAGTTCGACTCGATCTAATATCGCTTAGATAGACGAATACACAGTAATACTAGCTGTACTGCTGCGTTTATGCAAACTATTTTCTATACTTTTTCGCATGAGCAGCGGCCCTTTTAGGCTTCTCCCTTCGTATTAGGCATCACTTAGGCTCCTTTGAGATAAGGGACAGGGTTGCTTTCTGGTCTTTCTCATAGAGATCAAAGATAATCTCAGCCAAGAACAAAACATCATCAAGCTCCCACTGCCCCTGCGTATACTCAAGTATGGCTAAATAGACTTCGTGCATGTCGGAAGGTTTTAACGCCACCCAACATACCTCCTACCACTTAACTTTGTCAGCCCAATAAGCCGCCGAACATTTGCCTTTAGCTATATTTTTAGCGTGTCTAGCCTTAAAAGACGCCCGTCTAGCTTTCTCTTTAGCGGTTCGAGGGTTTTTACCTGCCCCGCTAACACCTTGCTGCCCAAACCGAATAGTCTTTACCTTGCCGTCCTCACACTTAGCTACAACGACATGCGACTTAGTTGGGTGGTTAGGGGTGCGTTTTGGCTTGTTGTAGCCGCTTACCCCCGCCCTTTCAAGTCTTGGATCTTTCTTGGAAGCCATAATACCCTCGACTATTTAAAATATATCCCCGCGTAACCGTTTTAAAGTAGCCTCTGGGAGGGCGTTAAACTCATCTTCGGTCAACTTAGAGATATCAAGGGGTTTTTCCCCGTGGGATGAAGAACTATCGCCAGGGAGTTCAGGAGGCTGAGACTCTGCTGCTTTAAGTTTCTTGCTAACTTCAGCTCTCTTCTTAGCAACTTCATCGACAACTTTCTTAGGAGCGACCTTAGAAGTCAACGTATTCTGCGCTTCCGGGGCCGGGGTGCTAAGACCATACTTATCTATAACGAACTTAGATGCTTGGTTCAGAGCGTCAACCGCTGAATCACCCTGTATGATGAAAGCATCACGAAGCTTAATAGCTTCCTGCGTGTAGTCTTCGTTATAGTCCGCCGAATTCTGATCAAACACGGGGTACTCAGCCTCAAGAATATCAGCTGCCTGCTGGAGCAGGATAGCTTCTTGGTTCTGATGTACGTTCTGAGTAATCTCCTCCTTCAGCTCAGCTGTAAGGCGATCCCGCTCAGCCTGCCTAATCTCGTTGCGAACTGCCGCTGCTTTATCAACTTCGCCATCAAGAACTAGGTTCTGATACTCACGCTCTTTAGCTTCGAAGTCATAGTCAGGAATATTAGCTTTCTGCTGAGCTTTCTCCTCAGCCGCCTGTATCTCGTCTAGGCGCTTCTGCAATGCCTTCTGCTTCTGCAAGACCTCGTCAAAACGAGACTTAGGAATCATTGGCTGCTCTTTGGTAGTCTCCTGAGCGACAGGCTCTTCTTCGACTTCAGCAACAGGCTCTTCCTCAACCTCTGCAACAGGCTCTTCTTCCTCTACTTCTTCAGGCTGCTCTTCCGCTTCGGAGGTGGTTTCAACTTCCTCTTCTTCAGACTCCTCTTCTTCAGGCTCTGATACGGCTTCAGCTTCGTCTACCTCTGGCTCTGGTTGCGCAGCTTCTTCCTCGCCAAGACCAAAATTGAAATCAAAACCCGGCTCTGCATCTTCTATCGGGTCTGACCCTGGCATCCTTTCAAATTCAAGATCCTCTTTCCTATCTTCAGCCATAAAGCTATCCTCATTGGTTTGTTGTGTTTCTTCCTGCCTGTTGCATTGCTACACTAGCAAGCTTCGCAGCAGCTTGGGTTTCCTGCGCCCCAGTCCTAGTTTGATTGGTCAAAGCCGCAAGTTCTCTTCGTAGATCCAGCTCCATCTGTTTGATCTCCATCTTAGTTTGCAGCTCAGCCATTCTAAGCTGTGGCTCAACGTCTGCGACATCTTGTGTCTTAGCCACATTAACAGCTGCTTCACTCTGGAGTTTCTGAACCTCTGCCTGCATCTTCTGAATCTGTAGCTCAATCTGCTGCATTTCAAGCTGATGATGGTAAGCGCTCATTTCTGCCTGTTCAGGCGTAGGCGGCTCCATGCCGGTCAGTTCACGAATCCGTTTAGCCAACTCGCCTTTTCTAGACAAGTGGCTGTATTCAACAATAGCGTCATCGGGTATAGCAACCCCTACCTGACGCAGGTTAATGGCCTCTGCGAACTGAACCTCATCGAAGCTGTCCCTTGCAGGAGCGGTAGCTACAATGACATCGTATTCGCCAATAGTAAGGTCATTAACAACAGTGCCCTCTGGGGTCATCTGGTTTACGACCATAGCCTCACGGGACTTCAGAGGGTCATCCTCGTTAGTAATCTGTATGATGCGCTGCTCCGTATAAAACTGCTGCACCAGACGCAGAATATGCTCAGCTAGGTACTGCCTTGTCTTACGCAGGTTATCCAGCGGAACTTGAATCATGACTACGCCACGATTCTGCTTAGCTTGAATGGCAATACCGGATACTTCAGCGGAGTCGGAACCCAGCATAGAGTCGTTAACACCAGAGATAGTCTTGATGTTAGCCGCTGCTTTCTGGCTTATGCGGTCCAAGCCAGTGGGTATCTGGTTAGGTTGTATCTTAGTAGGTGGCGCAGTACCACGGGCATACTCGACAATCAGACCTGTTTCGGCCCCGTGCTCTTCCAAGTCATCAACGGTCATACCCACCAGTGAGCCACTCTCAACCATCCAGCCAGAGTTAGCCGTGGTATTGACGATATGCAGTTCCTGACTGGCAATCTTATTCAGCTGCTCCTGCGGGGACAACAGGTTACGCACCATGCCAAAAGGACGGCCCCTACGGAAATAGGCGAAGAAAGGAACAATCGTAAAGTCTGTGTAGGGAGACCAATCATCGTGCAAAACGACCTTGTCGCAGGTCACCGTCCAGCGGACTTTGCGCACGGCCTTACTGATAATAGATAGACCATACTGCTTAGCAAACTTCTTAGTCTTAGCAGCAGACCAGTTCTCAGGTGTCGGACGTTGATCGCCAGTATCGGGGTCAACAAAGAAGTCAGACTTAGTAAGCTTACGATGCTGGCGCTCAATGACACGTAGCGCCCTGACTTTACGATACTCGTCTTCACCCTGCACACTGGAATGGTAGGCGTTGTCAGTTTCTTCTAGCGTACCGTAACGAGTCTCTTCATACTCAATAGAGTCATGCCCGAAACTGTTACCGTTCTCGGCGATAAAGATCAGCTTATCAGCTTTTTCTTTGCCATATAGCTCCTCGATCTCATCAAGGGTCATCCACCGAGTCTCAAATACCTCGTTCCAAGTCTTAGGGTCATACTCTTTGGCTTCTGGATCAATCAATATGTCCAACGGGTCTTTGGCGGTGATACGGACTTCGCCCTCAAGATGGTCTGAGAAGTCGATGCGCACATCGAAGTAACCACGCCCGTCAAGGATCAGACCGTCAGAGAATACCTGCTGCTCAACCCAGTCTAGCTTATTGTTGTCAGCTATCTGCATGTACAGCTTGGTCAGCACCTCAGCAACTTCAGCTGACCCACCACGGCGGGGCTTGAACTTAATGTCAGCACGGCGGGTGCTCTGCTCACCTAGCACAGTGTTAACTGTCGGGAGTATCGTGTTAATTGTCAGCGCCGGACGACCTTCAGCGTCTAGACGCTTAATGTCCTCAGAATCCCACTGCTCGCCCCTATAGTAGCTATCACACTTCTTAGCTACATCGATATAGTCAAGATGACCATTATCCCTAGCGCGGGTATAACGGTCCCACTGCGTGGAGGAAATAACGTGCTCTTGTTCTGCGGATAGTTTCTTTGCCATGTCATGCACTCATCGCTGATTTTTTACGGTTCCCTTTGGCCAGGAACATAAGTCGATCCCGCCATGAAGGAACATGCTCTATTGGCGTTTGATAGACCGCAAATTCTGTCATCATCAAACCTATCCATGCCAAAGCATCTACTTGGTCATCATGCGTCCCGTTAGGAAAACGCAATAGTTCTGAAACTAAGGACTCAGTATAAGCAGCATTCTCCGGGATAAACACCATCCCCTGCTGCATACGACCCTGGATGGCCCTCGCCCTAGCTTCCTTATCTCTTCGCCCTGTCTTAAGATCCTTAAAGTAGGCTTCGTAAAGCCCGCGTTCTCGGACACGCTTCTCTAGGAACGGACCAAGCGCCATTTCTATATGGCCCTTCTCTATCCCTATGATAGAGGGCTTCCACATCTCGTAAAGGTCAAGAATCTTTTCGACTAGCTCAAAACCATCGAAACGACCCCTGACAACATCCATTACATAGATCCTGTCATACTCATCGACACCAACAACCATTCCCACGGAATAGTCGTTACGGTCCCGCTTGCCAATTGCCAAGTCCCAAGCGCAGTAAAAACGCATGCCGTGATTAGCAATATCTTCCGGCTTGTAGTAATTAACCATCGTCCGGCTGAAGTAGTCACCATCTTCAGCAACAGGGTTCTGCTGGTAAAGAGCAGACCAATCACGCGGCCCTACCGCCTTGCGAATACGCTCTAGCGCTTCAAGATCGTAGCGCTCGCCATGCAGCGGCTCACCTAAGCTGCGGAACTCTTCGTCTTCTTCGGCAATAGCCGGGTAGCGCACTACCTCCCACTCGTCACCTGCGGCCTCGTTAGCTAACAACCGGCCAGCAAGATCATCGTCATGCCAACGGGTTAAAATAACTAACACCCCGCCGCCTGGAGCTAGGCGGGTATAAGCCGTTGAGGTGTACCAATCCCATGTGGCGTCACGGTTATGCTGTGACTC